CGTCGCCCTTGCCGATGATCTTGGTGCGCACCGGGCCATCTGGTGGGAACAGCTCCTTGATGGCGCGGCTGGCGAAGTCAACACAGCCCTCGGCCATGACGGGGTGGACGACCTTGCTGGCACCCATGAAGTTGGCACCACCTGGCGCGTCCTTGCCCAAGCCGGTGCGGCGAATGCCTTCCTCGTACTGCTTGTCGCGCTCCTCGCGGGCGTTCTTGTCCTTCTCCAGCAGGCCCACGTAGCGCATGCCCAGGTTGTTCAGCTCAAAGGTGTCAAACTCCTCGGCCAGGTTGGAGTAGAAGTCGGGGGACTCCTCGGGGCCGGTTGTCTCCATGCTCACCACGGCCGAGCCGTCGGGCATCTCCAGCACGTCGGATACGTCGTCGGACAGATCCACGTCTGCGGACCCGTCCTCGTTCAGATCCGGGTCCATCTCGTCGTCGTAATTGTCAGCCATTATTTTGCTTTCCTGTTGATCAGCTCATACTGCATCACGTCCATGCTGGGCTGGATTGTAACTTTGTCTTTGATGGTTTCACGTGAAACATTGCCGCCTTCGTTGTACTTTCCAATTTTTGCAAAAAATGCTGGAATTTTGGCAAGACCTTTCGGCCCCTTATCCACATTACGCTGCGCAAGGTCAAGAAGAATTTGAAACTCTGTGGCGGCTGTGGCATCCACATGTTTGGGGGCGCGATCCTGCATGTTTGGGCCTGCAAACGCGCCCACTCCATGTGCCGCAATTTCTTGCGGAAGAGCGCGGTACAGTCGATTGTCTGACGCCCAGTCAGGATTTAATTCACGAGCAAGTTGGGTTCTATTTTGACCCTCTGGCCCCACCATTTTTTTATAGGCGTCAGTAAACTGATTGCTGTTTCCAAACATGCTTTGTTCCATTGCCTGCTGCATCATCTGTCGATCAGCGGCATGCGCCATTTCATGCGTCAAAACTGAAGGACGCACCTGTTTTGGTGTGATGGGGTTAATTTTTAACTGCCCAGAGCCAATTGGAAAATTAACCGAGGAAAACATGCCGTTGGTTCCTTCGGGCATATTGCTGCTAATTTGTATATCAGGCATTGCATCTCTGTTTTCCAGATATTGTGCAATCTTTTGATACGCATCATTTTGACTGGCGGTGTTTTTTAACGCTTCTACTGTGCCGCCGTCCTCATAGCGCGGGATGCCGTTCTTCAGCACGTCCTCGCGCATCTGCGGGGTGATGTCAAACGTGTGGACTGGTGCGACCTTGTCACCCATGTTGGCTTTCGCGCCAGCGCCCATGCTTACTTCATCCGGTACCGTCAAAGCGCCCTGCTGCACCTGCACGCCATGCTTCTTGCCGAACTTGTTCAGGAAGCTGGGCACCATGCGGTCGTAGAAGCCCTTCATGCCCTCGCCACCAATGTCAAGGTCTTCGCCCTCAAGGTAATGGTGGCCCATAGTCTTGGGCGCTTGCAACAGCTTGGCCGCAGCCTCCTTGCCAATCAAGGCTTGGACGCGCTCAGGATCGGCACCAAACTCACGTGTGATGGTCTCGCGGTTGGGCTTGAATGCCTGAAACAGCTTGTTCTCGGGGTTGTACGACACCGAGCCAACTTGCTTGCTCAGACCAAAGCGTTTGGCCTGCTCCGCGCCGGGCGTGATGCCGATCTGGTCGTAGCCATTCTCAGCAGCGTGCTGGATCATGGCCTTGAGCGCCAGCTCGTGCCAGTCCTTGGCGTGGGGGCCACGGGGAACTGTTTTTGCCAAATCCTCTTCCAAGTTGTACAACTCGTCGTCCGCCTTCCTTAGCGCCTCAGAGGCCTCCTCGTGCTCCTCCGCACTCATGCCGTACCCGCCGTTGCGTAAGTCGTTCTGCAAACGCTTTTTCCACGCCTTGATGTCCTTGATTTCTTTTTCCATCTCGGGGGTGCGGTAACCGTTCTCGCGCCCCTGCTGGTGCCAGTCGGACTGGATTTCCTCAATGTGCAGCATCTTCTTGCCCTCAGGCGTGATGCGATCCTTGACGCGGATGCTTGCCAGAATGTTGGGCATGCCGCCAAAGTGGTGCGGAACACCCTCAAACCGATTGGTAACGCGCGTGTGGGGAGCCAGCCCTACTTTTTCAGCAGTCTTGCGAACAACGGGATCGGCCAAATCTTGTTCGGTAAAAAAAGCACCATTTGGCGTTTGGTAGCCATGCTCTTCTTTAGGTGTGTGCAGCAGGATCTCGCGGTAGTTCTCGCCACCGGGTAGGGTGTAGGTCTCATGGTGGGTCTGCCCACCAGTCAGCTCGCGGTGCTTGAGCGGGAACTTGTTGGCCTGGCCTTTTAGCTTCTCCATGAACTCGGCACGCTGCATCTGGGGCAGCGCCATGAGCGCCTGCAGGTCGCGGTCCTCAGCCTCAGCGGGCTTGTAGCCTGGCTTCTTTTGCAGCTCGGCCATGTACTCCGCACCGGTGCCCTTGGGGCGGGTGACCTGCTCCATGAGCTTGTTGATGGGTGAGTACAGTCCTGTCATAGCTTGCGCTCCGTGATCTTGATGTAGTCCTTGACCGTGCCGCCCTTGGCGTAAATGTCTGGCATTTTGATGGCAGGACGACGCACAGGCGTTTCTGTCCAACCTTCATCTTTCGACTCAGAATACCGTTGTGGTAGCACCAAACCCTTCGTCATAGCCAGCTCTTTTTTCATGGCCTCAATGTAATCCTCCTGCGACCGGCGGGGAAAAGGCTCGCGCAACTCGGAACGGGGAAGCATGCGGACAAGGCCCTTTTGCTGCCCAGCTTGCGCCATGGCTCGGCTGCGATGCCGCCCTTCATGCCCCGAGATAAAGGGGGTCAAAGGTAGCCCTGCCTCTTCTTTGTTCAGCTCCAACATTGGCACGTCGTGAAATCTGCCCACGCTTTGCAGATGACGGATGTAATCCGCCGTTGGGAGGTTTTCCTTGTTGCTTTCTTCTCCGGGCCAGCGTTTGGTTCTTTCCGAGATAGGCGAGGCGTATTGCTCAAAATGCGCTGGGTTCATCGTCATCATGGCTTGCGCATTGTCCCCGCTGAACGCATGCTTCAAGGCTTCCAAGGTATACAGGTCTTCCAGATTCGGAATCTCATCAGCAGCGCGCTGTACGCGCCTTGCGCCATAGCCACCCTTGTGTTGCCGGATGTACTCTTCCAATTCCTTGATGCTGCCGCCCTCAGCCATCTTGACCTGCGGCTGCGGGGGTGGGCGCATGGCCGCCAGCGCCTGACCCTGTGGGGTCATTTGCAGGATGTTGCTGGGCGGTTGCTGGGGTCTTTGTCCCTGTGGGGTCATCGGTGGCTGGCCTTGGGGAGCTGGTGACTGTCCGGGCTGACCTGGTGACTGTCCGGGCTGACCTGGTGACTGTTGCGGCTGGCCGGGCAGCACCTGCTGGCCGGGTTGCTCGGGCTGGAAGTCTACGCCACCCACCGGCAGGTTCTTGCCGGGTCCTGCGGGCACGTAGGTCTTGACGTGCATGTTGGGCGCTTCGTTCGCGCCGATGTCCTTGAGGTTGGGCATGCCCTTGAGCATGACGTGCGCCAGCATCTCGTCCTGGCTGGGCTCGGCCTTGACCTCGCCGCCGTCGGCGTAGTGGCCGGTGCGCAGCTTCCTGTCACGCTCCATCAGGTACTTGCCGTAGCGGTCCAGCGTCTCGTTGTCCAAGATATGCGAGATGTTGTCGTTGCGCTTCTCCAGCGCGCCCAGCGCCATGGTGCGGGGGTCGGCTTTCTTGCCCTCAAACTCTTTGCGCAGCTCGGCCATCTTGTTGCCAAACAGGATTTCAGCGGGGAAGCTGTGGCCAAGCGTGCCCAGGTACTGGCCAGAGAAGTTGGTGTCGTACGCCTTGTTGCTGGACGGTGTCAGCGTCATGTGGTCGGGGTCGCTACCGATGACCGTGTTGCCGATGTAGCCCTTAGGCACGCCGCGCAGCGCGGGGTCGGTGACCGCGTTGACCAGATCTTCAATGTTGAAGTCCAGCGCCTTTTGGTTGTGCTTCAGGTAGCCGACGCGGTTTACGATGGCCTTGCGCAGCTCGCCTGCGGTGGTGTCCAAGCCCTTGCCGGTGACGATCTGCTGGTCGAACTCGGGGTGTTCCAAGCCGACAAACCCACCAAAGGGTTGGATTCGTTTTCCACTCTTCTCGATCTTGTGCGCGCGAATCTCCGCGTTCATGCGTGCCAACTCCTCGGGTGGCAGCATGCCGCGCATCACCAACTGGTGCAAGATTTCGGTGGGCGTCATGGCGAAGTCTTCGCCCCGCTCGCCCATGGTGATTGGCATGTGCAACAACCGGCCGGTGCCACCTTGCTTCTCATTCTCCATGCGGGCGATGGCCTCGCGGGTGGCGATGCGCTTGGCAATCTCCTCACCCGATGCGCCTGCAACGCCTTGCAGAATGTGTCCAAGGTCGCGGGCGTAGTCTTGACCGCCGTGCGTGGTGACGTGCTCGGGCAGCTCATGGCCGGAGATGCCGCGCACCCGCACGTTGCGGCTGGTGCTGTCCCACGGCATGACCATGACGCTTGCGCCCTTGTGCTGTTCCAAGTCCACATCGTTTTTCGGGGCAAGGCCGTACGCTTGGTCTACGTCGTAGCGCTGGCCGACGGCGGCATGTGGTTTTTGGGGTGTGTGCTCTATGTGGCCGCTTTGAGCCAGCATCTGGCGCATCTGCTCGGTGGTGGGCTCCACGTCGCCGCCCTTGGCGTAGCCGCGCATGGCCCGGATCAGGTCCTCGTGCGTCGTCTGTGCGTTCGCGGTCTTGTCCCAGACGGCGTGGTGCGCCAGGTGTTGGTAGTGGTCCATCAGGCTGGGGTCGAGCTGTAGCGCCATCGCGCGTTGGCGTGCGGACAGGCGGTCCACGGCCTCGCGTGCGCCCTTGCCCTTGCCCCGGTTCATGATGGAGCCGATGCCCACCGCTGCGGGCAGGGCGTGCAGGTTGAGCTGGCGCGCGTCCAGCGTGGGCAGGTCGCCACGTCCCAGCAGCGAGCCGATGAACCCGCTCTTTGCACCGGCGATGCCCTTCATCTGCTCGGCGTAGTCGCGGTAGTCGTCGGCCGAGCCGGTGAGCGCTTGGTTCAGTCCTGGACCCATGGTCAGGCCCAGCTTGGCCGCCAGCACCATCTTCTCGGCCTGGTCGTTGTGCTTGCCGAACGGGGCGAACTTGCCCTGCAGGTCGCCGATGGCGCTCATGTCCGCCTCACCGCGCTCGGCCGCGTCCAGGTACTGTTGGCCCTCGGGCGAGCCCAGCCACTCGGCAAAGGCACCCTCGGGACGCACTTCGCCGCCGGTGTTGGGCAGGCGCATGCCGGTCTTGGTGGCCGTGGCGTGGCTCAGGCCGCCGCGCCCGATGCTGGACTGGGCGATGGTGTAGGCCTTGATCAGGTCGCGGGGCGACATCTCGCCGCGCTTGGCGCGCCCGGCCTGCTCGTTCATGAACTGGCCAAAGCCGCCTTGGATGTAGTCGGGCACCTCGCGCAGGTCGCCCAGCTCGGCCTTGACCTGCTCAAGCGGACGCCACTTCCAGTCCTCGATCTTGGTGGTCTTGGGGTCGCGGTAGGGTTTCTTGGCCATGGCTGGGTCCTGCGTGGTTTGCGGGCATTTTATACCGCGTAGGGGTTTTCGGACTTGCGCGGGTTGGCGTCGGCGTAGTCCTCGTCGTCCACCCACTCCCGTGGGAAGTCGATGGTCAGCCAGCCAGCGTCGCGCAAGTATCGCAGGGCTTGGCTCATGGCGTCAACAAAGTCGTCGTGCGCGGTGCCCTCGGGGAAGCTGCAGATCTGGCTGACCATGCCCTCGGCCCAGTCCCGCACGAAGCCCTTGCGGTTGCCGCTCTCGGGTATCCAGACGCGCCCGGCCTTGATGACGTTGGCCACGATGGACAGGCGCTGGATCTTGTCGGCCCGGCCGGGGTTGTAGGCCTGGACCGGCACGCCCGCCCGCTGCAGGTCCTGGATCAGGCTGATGCCCGCGCTCTTGTCCTCGATCAGCAGCAGGTCCACGCGCTTCTTCTCGCGGCCCTCGCCGTACACCGTCTCGTACTCGTCCAGGATCTTGGGCCGCAGGTCGGGGTACTGCAGGTGGTCCTGCCAGCAGTCGATCACCATCGCGCACATGCCGCCGTCCTCGGGCTTGAACACGCCGAAGGTGATGTGCGCCGTCGGGTCGTTGTGCGTCTTCTCGCTGGCCGCACAGTCCACGGACTGCACGATGTACTCGAACCGCGGGAAGGGCTTGCCGTTGGGCCACAGCCGGAACCAGTCGCGCTTGACGATGCCTGACTCTTCGGGGTCGATGATCTCCGCGTGGATCTCCTGGCGGCCCAGCTTGGTGCCCTCGTACTGCAGGATCTGCTTCTGGAACGACGGGGCCAGGTTCTTGATGTTGACGTACGTGCTGGCCGTGGTCACGACCACGTCGTCACCGTTGCGCTCGATCAGGTCCATGACCACCGGCTTGGGCTTGGGCGTCGTGGAGCAGATGATGCGCGTGTGCGAGCCCAGACGGACCGCGAACTGGATCATGTCCCACGCCTCTTGCAAATAATCCCACGCCGCGAGCTCGTCGCACCACGCGCCGTGCCACTGGCCACCGCGGAAGCGCTCGGGCTCAGACGCGGGGATGCCCTTGATCAGCGAGCCGTTGATCAGCGTGATCTCATGCAGCGAGCTGTTGTACTTGGCCACCAGCGTCGGCGGGATGACGGCCAACAGGCCTGACTCGCCCTCGATGCAGGTCGCGCGGATGTCTGCGCCGGTGGGCGCGGCCACCAGCCAGCGCGTGCCGGGGTTTTCCCATGCCCACCAGCCCACGGTCTCGGCCGACGTGCGCGTCTTGCCTGAGCCGCGTCCACCCAGCATCAGCCAGATGGCCCACGGGGTTTGGGTGATGGGTTCGAGCTGGAACTTGTGCGCCCGCATGAGCCAGCGCGCCCGCCAGTCGAAGGCGGTGCGCATCGTGTCGGGCAGCTTGGCGTACTGCTCGCGGACCTTGGGGTCCTGCAGCAGCTCGGCGACGTTACTCATGGGGCTTGATGTAGGCCAGCGGCTCGTTGGTGCGCTTGATTTGGTCTTCCAAGGCCCTCAAGTCAACCAACTCTGCGCGGGAGACAAGCTCAAGGTTGTGGAGTAAAAGGTAATCGTCCATGATGTTGAATTGCCCCGACGACCAAATGATCCACGGCTTGATGTGCAGGCGTAGGCGAAAACGATGGTGGGACATGGTGTGCGTCACGGTGTCATACCATGCCCACACGGCCACAAAGCCCCCAGCGGCGCGGTACAGGTTCAGGCCGACGCGACGGATGTCGCCCTCTTTGATGAAGTGGATCATGTCAATCCCCCGCCTGACGCGTCAGGGCCAGGTTCTTGAGCAGCTCGCCGAAGATGTCGAAGCTGGCCTCGACCACCACGGGGTTCTGGTCGTCGCCTGCCAGGACCGTCTTGTCGCCGTACTTCTTGGGGTGCCACGCCTTGAGCAGCCGCATGCGCGTGTCGATCTGCAGCTTGCGGTGGCCCAGCATGTCCTCCTCGGTCACCGTCATGGTGTCGTCGTCTTCCGACGCGCCGCTGTTTGTCACGACCCTGCGCCCGACGTGCTGGTTGTCAGCGATGTGTAAGGCTTCCTCGGCCAGGATCTCGAAGCCAATTTCGCGAGCGCGCGCGTAGTTTATTGCGAATTGCTTGTCTTCGTCGAGCCAACGGAAGATGGACGGGTAACTCGGAAGGCCCTCGCGGCTCTTGCAGTAATCGCGCAGCGTCTTGCCCTCAGACAGCCACGCG